CAGGCCTTGCGCCGTAAACGGTCCACGGATGGCCTCCACAACGCTGGACAGGTCTGCATAGCTGGACCGAAAATGTGGATTTTTTGCACCCTTGAGCGCCGGACCCATGCAGGCCTGAGCTGCTGACAGGGCGGTGGCCAGGTCCTTGATCTGTTCGCTGGTGTTCATGGGGCCACCTCAGAAACCAAGACTCCGTGAACCCTGCGCCATTCTGCCAGGCGTGGGTGGTCCATCGTCTCCAAGATCGGTTCCACCATGTGCCACTGCCTCATTTCGACCAGAGAGCAGATTTTCACAGCAGGCCCAGGCGAGTAGACGACAGACCCAATTCCCTCCCAGGGTGGAATCACTCGCGTATCGTTTGGCGTGCAATCCACGCCGTCCGGGTAGGTCGACACGTCCGCCTCATGTTCGCCAGTCCAGGCAACCACCCAGTCCTGCAACGACAGGTAAACACACGCGATCAACTGTTCAGCGTCAGTCGGATGGAAACGGATCGAGATGGTTTCAATCCGGCTGACGTTCAAGTGGTCAAGCCAAGTGCAGACCTTGGCAAGGTGGGCGGGAGTCACTGGCCACCCCCATAAATGCGGCGCGTTGTCCAGTCGCTGAGGGCGGCCAGAGGCACTGCCAACAGGGCAATGGCGCCCATAATGGAGATGAAAAGGCCAATATCAGAGAGCATTGTGCATTCCTTGTTGCGTGGTTGTGGTCGCCAGTACGGTGACACACTACACAGGTATAGTCGCCACGATGGCGACGCAACCACACCAGGACAAAAACATGGGAACCTCCTTTCATCATTGGCTACAGCTCCGCCTCCAGGCGCAAGGCATCGGCGGCCCAGCCTCACTGGCCACACTTATGAGAGAGCACCCCAGCGGAGCCAGAACTGACAGGCGGACGGCGTGGAGATGGTGTAGCGGTCACCGACTACCCCACCGGGACTTCTGGCCGGCGCTGGCGTATGCGCTGGACGTGCCCGTGGACCAGCTGGCCCTCCGCGTGGTGGGTGTTCAGCCACTCGGCCCTCCCGCTGGCGGTGCACGATGAGCCGCACCGCAGAGGAGTGGGGACGGGTGGCTGTCAGCCTGCCGGGGTGGCGGTGGATGCCTGGGATGCGCGTCCGCAGTGGCTCCGTGCGCTCGTGGGGGACGGCCGTGACAGTCCACCCCGATGGGTTTGTGGACTACTGGGACCCCGAGTTTGAGGAGCTGCTCACGGGCAAGCACCCGAGCTGGCTGGACATCGACCCCGACGACCCCGCAACTGCTGGTTGCCTTCTGGAGATGCTCGGAGATGTTGGCCCGCACGTTCGCGTGACTCCGCAGGGTTGGCATGTGATGGTTGCCCGCCCTCGCGCTGTGTCTCCTGACCTGTGGGCGTCCGGTACTGGTGCGACGTATGGCCGCGCCTGCATCGCCACAGCTGAAGCCCTTGGGTTCTGGCCAGGCGGTGAGGCATGACAGACGCGCCACTGCACTCCGTGATCGATCTTCAACAATGCCGGGACCTTAGCTGTCTCAGCTTGACGCCCATGGGTAATATAAAAAAACCCCTACGACGTTGGAACCCAGAACGGACCAGGAGCTCAGCGCTACCGCTCTCCAACCCCGGACGGCTGGCGGGGTGGCGATCGGCATCCATCCAGGACCGGGTGACCTCATGAGCAGGCACCGCCACTTGCTCAAGCGACTGTCCGCGCTTCCAGGGTCTGGAACACCCAGGGACTACCAAGAGCTTCTGGGTCCCACCATTTTAGTAATTCTGGAGGAGGCCAAGGATCGGGCTGGTGTACTTGTTGAACGACAGCTGGCTGGGTCGAGCTACCGGCCAACACCGGCGGAGCTGCGAAAGACCTGGCTCGAGATGAAAGCAGAGGCCCAAGGCGCCCGAGTGGAACAGATAGCGGAGGCCTCCCAGCGTTGTCCGTATTGTGAGGGAGTTGGCCAAGTGAGAGCGTATGTCCACAGCAGACGAAAGGGAGTCGAGAGAGTCCGCGCTTTTTCTGTTGCCTGCGGATGCCCTAAAGGCCAGCGGCTCAGAGATGCCCAGCTGCACTATGGCCAGAGGCTAAGCCGTGGCGAGTTTGAGGTAATGGCCGCCCGTCAGCAAGCGCAGAGCGAGTGGCATGACGGAGTCTTGGCCTGGCACGTTGACGACTGCACGACAGGAGCCAGACCAGAGTGGGCGAGGTGGGCGCCAGCGTTGCACCCTCCAGAAAATGGTGGAGGCCTGGGAGCGTCCGCCTGGTCTGGGGGTGGGGCGTGATAGGTTGGCGCGGGTATCGTGGCGTTCACGACGGGACGCCCTCTCCGGGTACTCAGGCCTCACCTGGCTCTTGCTGGGTGAGGCCTTCGTCGTGCTACGGTGAGAGTCCTGCACCCCGGACAACCTGGACACCACAGGACAGAATGGGACAGGGAAGGACATCCCCATGGCATTGTCATTGACGCAAATGCGCGTCTGTGAAGCCCTCGAGCTGGGCAGCACCATTGACGATTGTGTGGAGCGGGGGCTGTGTTCCCTCAAGAGCGCCAGGCGCTGGGACGTACAGGCGCTCCGGGAGGAGTACCGCGCCACGATGGCCCCCCCCCGACTCGACATCCGCCAGGAACTGGACAGGCTCACCCCGGAGGCCATCCAGGCCGTGGCGTCCTGCCTTCGAGGGACGGGAAAACAGACCCAGCTCCTGGCGGCCCGGTTCGTGCTCGAGGCCGGTATGGAAGTGGAGGACGCGACCGTCCAGCCAGATGACGCTGGCGTGGCGGAGCTCCGGGACTTGCTCACCCTGGTGAGCTGATGACCCAGCCGTACCTCCCGCCCACGGTCCCAGCTGACCTGGTGGCGGACGTGACAGAACTGGTGGCTACGCCTTCCGTGTTCTGCAAGCTCCACAAAGTGCAGGACAAGGACAGCAAGCGCCCCATTCCCTTTGACCCCCTGCCCATGCAGCGCCGCATCTTCGAGGCCGTGGAAGCTGGCCACAATCGAATTCTGGTCATCAAGGCCCGCCAGGTGGCCGCCACGACGGGAGCCAAGTTCGTCCTTCACCACATGGCGTACACCTCCCGCCACGCGGCCATGCACGCTGTGGTGTCGATGCGGGACGACTCCGCGTCCATGCTCCTGGACGATTGCCGGCGCTGGATCCGCGACCCTCCCCAGCTCCTCCGTCGACCAATCCAGAGTCAGGCGCGGAGCCGCATCGTCTACGCCGACACAGGCGCCAGCCTCCAGGCCTTCACCTCGCGGAGCCAGACTGGCCTCCGGTCATTCACTCCAGCGGCTGTCCTGGTGTCCGAGGCTGCATACGCTCCAGACCTTGAGGAGGTCCTGGCCCAGGCAGACGCAGCCGTGGGAGAGGGCGTATTGATTGCGGAGAGCACAGCCAACAGTCCGGGAGACCATTTTGCGCGCCTGGTGACTGGAGCTCCGGAGAACGGCTGGCACCTGCTGACCATGTGGTGGTGGGAGCACCCAGCCTATGAAGACCCTCCGGAGATGGTGCCAGAGGACTTCGAGCCGACGGAGGAAGAAACAGCGCTGGCCAATCGCTACGCCCTGAGCCGTGGCCAGCTCCACTGGAGAAAGCGCAAACTGGGCCAGCTGGGTGGGCGCCACAAGTTCGCCAGGGAGTACCCCGCATGTCTGGATGACTGCTTTTTGGAAAGGGAGGGTGGCTACTACGACGATTCCACGATGCAGGACATCACGGTGGTGGAGCACCAGGCCCTGGGGGTCAATGGTGGCAGGGAACTGGAATCGCCCCATGCCGCTGATCGCTACGTCATGGGGGTGGACGTTAGTGGTGGAGTGGGCGGGGACTATTCAGCTATTGCCGTGGTCTCCGTCGGTACTCGTCAGCCGGTCTATGTAGAGCGTTCAAACAGGGCGACCCCTGCCCAGTGGGCGCACCGTGTGGTCCAGGTCGCCAGCCGATACAACCAGGCGCTGGTCCTGGCTGAGTCCAACAACCACGGCCACGCTCTACTCCTGGAGCTGGGATACACGCGGTACCGGAACCAGTGGCGCCACCCAAAGACTCAGAAGCCCTGGACCACTACCCTCCAGTCCAAGCTCGACGCCTTCGACACATTGCGGGAAGCCCTGGGAGTCATCCGCATTCTGGACCGCGTGACGTGGCTGGAGCTCCGCAGCCTGACGATACCCGCAGGGAAGGTGGCCCCTGAAGCACCACGCGGGGGCTATGATGACGCAGCCGTGGCTCTGGCCCTGGCTTATCGCTGCCTTCGAGACATCCCACCATCCTGGAGGGACCAGGCCCAGCAGGCCGCAGGGGTTCGCGTGGACAAGCTGCTGACCATGGCCCGCGCCCGTAGGATACGGGCCTCAAGTCTGCCATTCTGAGGAGGCCTACATGCTCGAGCCTGAGGACATCCAGGAGATCCTGACCGCCCATGACGCCTACTGGAACGCCCAGCGCTACCGGATGAAAGAGCTCAAGGCGCTGTACATGACGGATTTCTGGGCGGAGAAATCCGCGATTCGAGACACGGTAATGAGAACCGAAGTCCCGAAGGCCTACGCCGTGGTGGAGTCCTACCTGGGGAGCCTGTACGCAAAGAACCCCAGCGTGGTGGTGACTCCAGACCTCCGCGCCCGTGGAAACGCAGAGGTGGCAGAGGCTACGGCCAACCAGTACCTCCTGACCATTCGCGAACAGCTCGAGGACGTGACGCGCCTGTCTCTGATCTACCCCTGCGCATTTCTCAAGATGAGCCCCGTGGAGTCCGTCGACCCCCTCAAGCGCGTGGCCACGTCAGCCCTGGCACCGTGGGAAGTGGTCCTGGACGTGACTGCTGGGAGCTGGAGCCAACAGAGGTACGTGGGCCACGTCTACCTCATGCCAGAGCCGGAAGCGCTCGAGCGGTACGGTGTAGACGCTGGGGAGCTCCGCGCCCGTAGTTATAGCAAGTGGATCGACCAGACCGGCCAAGGAGGCCAGGCCGCAATCCTGCGCGACACCGGCGTGGACAGTTCAGACCGCTGGGTCCGAGTGTTCGAGGTCTATGACCTGACAGCAGACCGCTTGCTGGTCTGGTCCGAGGACTACAGGCAGGGCCAGGAATACCTGTTCGAGGGAATCCGCGTCCAGGTGGGAGCTCTACCGCCCAACCCTGACGAGGAGACGCCAGAGCAGGAGCGGGAGGACGTGGAGCACGTCACCACGGGAATTCCATTCAAGACTGCATCCGGCCGACCGGTGGTGCCGATCATCCCCATGTATCTGTCACGCGACCCAGACACCCCGCTTCGGGGCTACTCGCTCCTTGATCGGAGCTATGACCAGTTTCGGGAGCTCAACGTCCTGCGGACCTACCAATCCCAGGGCGTCCGGCGGATGGCGCGACAGTGGATGGTCCGCGCGGGGTTCCTGGATGACGAGGCCGCTGCGAAGATTTCGGAAGGGAGGGACGGGGAGTTCATTGAAGTAGATCTCCCACCAGGTGAAGGGCTGGAGGGGAACATCATGTCTGTCCCGAACGCTCCAATCCCTGCGGACGTCATGATCTACGCTCAGACCGTGACCAGCGACATCAACGATGCTGGCCTGATGGCGCCGTTCACTCGTGGCGAGGTGACCAACACCACAGCCACAGAGCAGCGCCTGTTGGCTGACTACACGTCCAGCGAAGTGGGCCGAATGGCGCGGACTCGCGACGAAGTGACCACCAGCGTGGCCCGTACGTTCAACATCATGTTGAGTGTCATGCTCGGAGATGAGGCGGAGCCGCTGGCGCTGCCCAACCCTATTGGCCCCACCATGCTGTCTGCGGATGACCTCACCGGCGATTTCGGGTACTGGGCGCAGGACGCTGGGTCCACGCCAATGTCTGACGACATCAAGCGCCAGAGCCTCGAGCGCCTGGCCCCGCTGCTTCTCCAGCTGGGCGCAGACCCTGCCCAGGTGATGGAGGAGCTGGTGCGCACCTACGACCTGCCCACCACCTTGGCTGAACAGATGCCAGCCCCAGAGCCTGCACCCCTTGAGGAGCTCCCGCCAGAAGGCGCCGCGCTCCCGTTCCCTTCTCCCCTTGGAGTCTGATATGCCTGTTGACTATGGCGCCAGCCGCCCTTCTCTCCCTCCACAGTTCGAGGAACTGGCCGTAGACGAGAACGACATCGTAGGGGAGACCCTGGCAGTCGTCGTACCGGTTCCTGATCGACCCTACTCTCCAGCCGTCATGACTGGCCTGGGTCGTGCCATTGTTCAGGTCGCTCAGCTCCTGGGGCTCGACTTGGGAGAGGGCGAGTACACCGAAGCAGTCGAAGCCATGGACCCTGAGATGGTGCGGTTCCTGGCTGTCCTGTCTGAGGCTGCCAAGGAGTACGGGAGCCCGCTGCCTGTCGCGCTTGAAGAAATCAAAGGCGACCAGGAGCTGACAGCTATCACCGCTGCACTCATGTCCCTGGCAAGGGACAGGGATTTTCGGGACTTCCTGGCCCAGGTCGAGCCTGACGAGGAGGCACCCACAGACCTTCCCGACATGGACGAAGGAATGGAGGTAGAAGTGGTTGAAGACTTCGACTTCTCGGAACGTATGCGCCCACGGATGGGCTGAGCCATGGCCAGGACACTCCGCCAGCGGCTCCTGGGCCTATTCGGTGTTGGGAAACGTCCCAGCCGTGTCATCCCTCGAGCTGGGCGGGGTGGTGCTCGCCTGGACTTCGACGTGGGCGGTGGTTCCACCGTCGAAAACTTGAAGTACGCAATCAAGAACCGTCTTCCCGTGTCTTACTACTACGTTGACAAGTGGCAGGAACCGACCACGCCAGGCGCCAGAGGCCAGCGGGAGGGAAACCCCCACGCCATCTGGAGGGACAACAGGACAGGCCGGACCTACCTGCACCTCTACGTGGACCCCAGGTCAGCGTCTGCCACTGGCGGACTACCTGGCTGGCGGACGTTCCTGGTCGACAGAATTCAAAACGCCAGCGTCATCACCCTGGGTTCCTCGTTCTTCGGGGACTCCATCCGCTTCACACTTGCCCCAGGCTACAACCCACCCTGGTATCGCAGAGTGGGCCAGCCCATTGAACTGGCCGAATAGCCAGCCAACCACAGAAGGGAGTCCCATGACCACCCCGCACGAATCAACAGCAGAGGCCGTCCTGGCCGCCACCGGCCCACTGGGCTTCGACGGTGACACCGAAACAGCGCCAGCCGTCGAAGCGCCAGAGGACACCAGCGACCCAGGCCCAGAGGCCGCAGAGGCGCCAGAGGTCAAGGTCAAGCGTCCCAGCTGGTCAGAGGCGCTGGACTCCGTGAAAACCCTTGACCCCGGCGCCGCTGACCTGATGAAGGGAATGCACGCGGATTACACGAAGAAGACCCAAGAGCTGGCCAGCCTGCGGAAAGAGCTCCAGGCGGAACGCGCAGCCCTGCTGTCCGTTCGGAAAGAGCTGCCGGACGACCTGCCCAGCTATGACCCGTGGGACGAGAAATCTGTGATGGCCAGGGTGGAGAGAGCAGCCCAGGAGCGAATCAATGAGATGACCGAAGCCGTTCAGCGCGAATTCGACGCCCGCTCAGCAGAGCAGGCGTACCAGGGCTTCCTTGAGGAGCACCCAGAGTTCACCGAGGACACAGGCCTCCGCACTGATGTCCAGGCCATGCTCGAGGTCAACGAGTCGCTGGACCTGGAGACGGCCTACTGGGCAGCAAAGGGAAAGCGGGGGAAGGTGGAGGCCTCAGAGCGCGCAGAGCGCCAGAAGGCAACTCGGACAGCTAAGCGCCAGGCCGCGCAGGCTGTGGGCGTTCCGCGTCGGGGAACGACAGCTCCGAAAGCGTCCAGGGCAGACCTTAAAAAGATGAGCGCCGCAGACCTGTACCGCATGGCCAAACAGATGCACGGTCAGTGATTCTGTTGTCATCACGCGGAGTTACTTGATACAGTGCCGGTGAACGCCCAAGGCCACCCCGTCAGGGAGCCTACCCGGACGTGCCGGCACCTCCGCAGGAGGCACGCCACCTAACCACTGGTCCCCTCTTGCTATCGGAGGCCCTCATGGCCCCCCCCAGTTCTGTACTCTCGACCACCTTGCGCCTCCTCCGGGACAAGCTGGTCGACAACTCTTTCCTTGCTCACCCCCTCTTCCGTGCGATCGAAGCCAGCGGAAACCTGATCAAGGTCTCCGGCGGTTCCCGCATTGACGAGCCTGTGATCTTTGGTGACCACACCACAATCACCGAGCTGACCGGCGCAGGGTTCAACCCCGTGTCCATGGCTGTGACGGACCCCTTCACCCAGTCGCGGTTTGAGTGGGCCAACTTCACCCAGCCGATCATCCTCAGCGCCGTTGAGAAGCTGGCGAACAAGGGTGACCTGGCTGTGGTGAACATCCTTGAAAGTAAGGTCAACAATGTAATGTTGAGCTTGAAGAAGGAAGTTTCCAAGCAGGTGATTGCTGGAACCTCCACCGTTCTTCCGAGCCTTGAGACCCTGTTCGGCGCTACCGCCGTAGCGGGTACCGGCTGGCTCGAGGGCGTGGCCCAGGCTTCGCAGCAGAACGTCGTGGGTGGCCTCTCCAAGGTGACCTACCGCGCCCAGAACTGGTACAACCAGTTCTTCAACAGTGGCGGAAACTTTGCTCTGGCTCACCTTGACCAGCTGATGATTGACTGTCAGGTGAACAACCCAGGCGGGGACTTCCCTGACATCATCCTGATGAGCCCTAAGTGCTTCGCAGCCTTCCAGGCTCAACAGCAGTCGTTTGTTCGGTACACCAGCGAAGCCGATCGCGGCAGCCTGGACCGTGACATGGTGGCCATGTGGCGCGGCGCTCGCATCTATGTAGAGCCCAACCTGGGCTTCACCGCTGGCGCTCCCGCTGTCCCCGTCTCCGCCTACGTCCTGAGCTCCAACCAGTTCCGCCTCTACGCGGACGTGGATGGGTTCTTCGAGATGTCGGACATGATGCCGGTACCTGGCACCGCTACGGAGGCTGCTATGATCATGTGTCGTATGCAGCTCGCCACCGGACACCTGGCCTCCCACGGCCTTCTCCTCAACGCAGAGGCATAAGCCATGGCCACGTCCACACTCATCCAGTCCCTCATCCCAGGCGCCGCTGCCAACCAGTCCGCTCGCTCCAAGCGTCAGACGTTCCTGGCAGGTGGCACCATCGCTGCGGGCCAGTTCGTGTCTCTCGACTCCTCGAAGACTGGAGCTGACCGCGCGTTGTACGTCAAGGTGGTCGACACCAGCGGTGGGGCGATTGCTATCGGCGTCCCCACTGTTGGGGTCGCTCTGGCAGCCGCAGCCGCAGGCGAGAAGGTTGTGGTCACCGTCGCTGGCTATGCTGAAAATGCAGCAGTCGGAACGGCGACGACCATTGACCTGGCCCTAACGATTGACGGCACGACTTCTGGCCGTGCTTCGATTGCAGACGCTGCCAACGTCAATATCTGCGCCATCGCTCTTGAGAACGCCACCTCGAATACCGCTGATGTCTGGGTCATTCCGTCCATGTAAT